AGGGACTTTCTGAAATTGTGCAGTTTTGAACAGAAATGATACTACAGACAAGGAGTAACTATGAGCGCTCAACCAGCAACATTGTATGAATTTGATAGGGAATCTGGGGCTGTAGATAAAAAAGTAAATAGACCACGTAGAAAAATGGAATCAGAATTATCTAAAGCAGAGGAAGCTCTTGCAATAGGCGACAAAATCACACTTGACGCTAATCTTGAAATTCCTATGAACGTAAAGACGAATCTCATTGCAAAGAAAAAATGGGAAAGAATCACCGATCTTTATATTGCTGCTGGTATTCGTTTTGTTTCTACAGCAGATTTAGAAACTTTAGAACAGTATTGTCTAACATGGAGTGACTTTGACGCTCTTATAAAGCTTAAGAAGCGTCTAAACAGAGAATATAAAGAAGATATTCCAAGACTAACAGCATATAACAAATATAAAGTAGATGAAAAGTTCATAAACTTGAATATGCTGCTTATCAAGTTAAGTTCTTTATTGTACTTGAATCCTGCAAGTCGAATAAAGCATTATGGACAAAAGAAAAAAGAAGAAGACCAAGAAAATAGAACAAAGAACATGTTTGGAGATTAAATGCAAAACAGCATTAAATGCTCTTCACCACATCTATATCTATAAATAGCGAAAATGAACAACAACCACATCTACAAAGCCCGCTATGACACAAAACTACAGGTCATATAGTTCTATGAACTTTTATTTTAAATATGCTCGTCAAAAAGCGAGCCATGTCTAATAATGTTTTAGATGAACTATTAAAATACGCCAATAATGTCATAAATGGGAACATACTCGCCTGTGAATGGGAACGACTCGCCTGTATACGGTTTAAAAACGATTTAAACAAGCAAAATGATTCTACTTTTCCATTTATTTTCGATGAAACAAGAGCGCAATTAATCTTCGATTTTTTCAAATTATGTCAGCAAGTACGTGGACCTTATACTAATCACCCAATTTTATTGCAAGACTGGCAACGTTTTGATTTAGGTAACATATTTGGTTGGGTCCATAAAAACACTGGAAGACGCCGCTTTAAAATCGTTTATATCCGTATTGCTCGTGGTAATGCAAAAAGTACACTCATGTCAGGTATTGCCCTTTTCGGCATGTGTGCTGATCCACTTTATAAGCCAAACAAGCCTGAAGAAGCAATTTTTGAATCAATGCCTGAAGTACAATGTTGTGCTGTCGATCGATCACAGGCTGATAGGGTATGGGGTGATGCAAGGGAAATTGCATTACAGTCACCCGAAATTGCAAAGCGGCTTAAAGTAAAAGAACATACAATAAAAAATATAAAACGTGGTGGAAGTTTCCTGAAGTTATCAAAAGAAACAAAAAATAAGGATTCTGGGGCACCATGCATCATTATCGTTGATGAGTATCACGCTCATCCAACAAGTAAGATAAAAGACACAATCGCATCAGGCAAAGGAAAAAGAGCACAATGTCTTGAATTCATAATCACAACAGCTGGTGATGATGCTGAGAACAAACCGTGTAAAAAAGAAGATGATATTGTCAAAAAAATCCTTAAAAATGAAATAGAAGATGATTCTTATTATGGAATGATCAGGGAACTTGATGTTGATGATGATATTCATGATTCAAAAAATTGGGTGAAATCAAATCCAATTTTCAGGACAATGGATGACTATGGTACTTCTGTTTTTGATCAGATGAAAACTGAACATGATCTTGCTTTCAACACAAACGATCCATCAAAAATAAGAGAATGGATGATAAAACGAGCAAATCTATGGCAAATAAGTTCAGAAGAGAAGTATTTCCAACAGCACCACATGGATAAATGGAAAAGCCTTGCAATAGATAAAAAAGACTTTTTGAAGCAAACAAAAGGCAAAGAATGTTGGGTAGGCGTTGACCTTGCAAAATGTATAGATTTGACTGCTGTAGCTTTTGTTTTCAGGCAAGATGACATTTTTTATGTAACTGCTCATGGTTTTATGCCCTCAAATACAGCGACAAGGCATGAACAGACTGATAGGGTTCCTTATAAAACATGGACACAACAAGATTGGTGTACATTGACTCCCGGTGATGTGACTGACGATAAATTTATAGAGCAACATATAACAAAAACTGCTGAACAAAATGGGTGGAAAATACAAGAAGTTTGTTATGACCCATACAATGCAAGGCAGTTTAGTAATAATATGACAAATGCAGGGTATACTTGTGTAGAAGTTAGACAGGGTGTTCTTACTCTTTCTGAACCTATAAAACGGTTTAGAGAATGTGTCTTACAAGAAAAAATATTACATGATGGTAGTCCACTTTTTACATGGTGCTTGTCTAATGCATACGAAATAATTAAAGAAAATGACAATGTTTTGCTCACAAAGAAAAATAAAGATGATAGTCAACGTATAGACTTACTGGCTGCTACTATAGACGCTTTCACTAGAGCATTTGTTTTACCCAAAAGTAATGTATACGAAACACGCGGTATGCTTTCTTTGCTGGATTAAATCTAAAAAATATATTTCTTATTTGCAAATGTATGTATATTATATACTAGCAAGATGAATTGAAAATAAACGGGCGATGAAAGGCTGACGGGCCGGAAGTCGTAATAGGCTTTAAGGGGCAGTTGAGTGCTCAACCACTCGCTGCCCCTTTTTTATTGCCCGGACAAATATAAGGAAGCAAATGAAGAGCATTGGTTTGTTAGATCGACTAAATTTTTTGTTTAACAAATCTAAACTTCAGGAAGTCATGGCTGCTTATGCTCATGATTTTATTGCTGGTGAAGATGTAAGACCTATTGAAAATTATAATGCAATTGCATTTAGTGCTGTTTTTGCTTGTTTCCGAGTATTAGCAGAAACATTCGCATCAGTTCCAGTTCTAGAGTATAAAAGACTTGAAAAGAATGAGAGAGAACGAACTGACGACACAGGTCTTTATAAAGTATTGCATGGCAAGCCAAATGAGTTAATGTCAAGTTACAATTTTGCTGAAGCAATGATGTACCAGTTGAATTCTGGTGGAAATGCTATAGCAATAAAGTTGAAGAATTATGCTGGTGATGTTGTTGGTTTGTTTCCGATTGAGTGGGATAGAGTACGGATTGAGTTCAATAAAGAAAAGAATGTGCTTGAGTATGAAATAGACAGAAAAGATAAATATACAAGAGACCAGATATTTCATGTGCCCGGTCCAAGTATGAATGGTGTGATCGGCATGTCAATACTTGAGTATGCTGCTCAAGCAATAAACCTCGGTATGACATATGAAAAGTTTGGTAATAGTTTCTATAGAAATGGTGCATTACCTTCAGGAATATTCGAGCATCCTCAAACACTAAATCCTCAAGCATTTGACCGTTTAAAAGAAAATCTTAAAAAGAATTACACAGGTTTAAAAAATGCTGGTGTGCCCATGATACTTGAAGATGGGCTTAAATTCAATCAACTGACAATGAAACTTGTAGATGCAGAATTTCTTTCAAGCAGGAAATTTGAGGTTGAAGAAATTTGTCGTTTTTGTAGAGTGCCGCTACACCTTGTGCAAAGTTTAGATCGTTCTACTTTCAGTAATATTGAACATCAGTCACTTGAATTTGTCATGTATACAATGCTGCCTCATTTCAGAAGATTTGAAGAAGCAATCAATCAGCAACTTCTTACACCTGAGCAAAGAGAAGACGGTTACTTCTTTGAGTATAACATTGACGCTCTTGTAAGGGGTGACATGAAGAGCCGTTATGATGCTTATGGCGTTGGAAGACAAAACGGGTTCTTGAGCGTTAACGACATTAGAAGTAGAGAAAATATGTCAAGAATTAAAAACGGTGACATTTACTTGCAGCCGTTAAATATGACTGAAGCAGGTAAAGCACCTGTACAACAGCAGCAAGTAGAGCAAAAGCAGGAAATGAGTACAACTGAAGGAATGTAATATGGAACAAACAACACAAAAAGACTGGTTTAAAGTAAAGAATACAAGCGAAACTGCAAGTGAAATTTATATAATGGGCGACATTGTAGATGAACAATGGACAAGTGAAGAAGTATCACCTACATGGTTTAAGAATGAATTTGATAAAGTAAAGAATGCAAAACATATTCATATCTTCATAAATTCAAGTGGTGGTTCTGTTTTTGCTGCTCTTGCTATACATAACATGATTAAAAACAGTAAGGCTTTTGTTACAAGTCATGTTATGGGAATTGCTGCTTCTGCTGCTTCATGGATGATAATGCCGTCAAACAAAATCGTGATGCCAAAGAATGCATTTATGATGCTGCATTTGCCGTCAACAATTGCTTATGGCAATAAGAATGATTTTCGTAAGACAGCAGATTTCCTTGATAAGGTAGAAGACGTAATTGTCGATTCGTATATGCGGGGTGGTAAGAAACTAACAAAAGAAACTGTTACTGAAATGTTGAATGCTGGAGAGACTTGGTTGAATGGACAGCAGGCTTTTGACAAAGGTCTTATAGACCTTGTTGAAGAAGATGTTGCTGTAGCAAACAAGGGCGATTATGTCGTTATCAATGGCGTTGAGCATGATGTAAAGAAGTACAAAAGTTTTCCAAAAGTTGAAGAAACTAAAAAAGATAAAGTGACAAATTTAGATGAATATGTAAAAAGGATTTATGATGTCAAGAAAAAAGTTTTAAATCTTAAAAAGGAGACATTAAATGTCTAAGCAGAATTATGCAAGCATGATTAAAGATGCTGTTGCAAAAATGGAAAAACTTATTGAAACAGCAAAAACAGAGAACAGAGTTCTCACAGAAGATGAGTCTACTGTTTTTAATGAACTTGATAAGAGTATCAAGGAATATGAACAGCAGATCGAACTTGAGAATCGCATTCAGGGAGTCAAGGACAAACTCGCACAACCTGTTAATGCAAATGCAGTTGATCCGAAAGTTACAGTCAAGTCAATGGGTCAAAAGCCGTGGAACAGCAAAGGTGAGTTTTTAAATGCTGTCATTAAAGCAGGTATGGGCAACGGAACTATTGATTCAAGACTTGTAAATATTCAGAATGCTGCCTCTGGTCTTGCAGTTGGTACAGGTTCAGAAGGTGGTTTCTTTGTCGGTAGCGATATTGAAAACTGGCTTACTGGTCTTGTAGAGAAGAAATCTGATCTTTATGCAAGAATCAGAAAACTTCCTGTTCCTGAAGGTAGAAATTCTATTAGTCTTCCTGCACTTTCAGAAACAAGCCGTGCAGATGGTAGTCGTTTTGGTGGTGCACAGGCATATTGGTTGTGTGAAGCTGCTCAAGTTACTGCAAGCCATCCAGAAGCAAGGAAAGTTTCGATTGAACTTGAGAAATTGCTTGCTCTTGTTTATGCAACAGAAGAAATCATGCAGGATGTAAGACTGACAGAAGCTTTTGTCGGTGATGTTTATGCAAGCGAAATTGCATTTAAAATTGAAGATGCAATTATAAACGGTGACGGTAATGGCAAACCACTTGGTATTGTTAATTCACCCGCACTCATTCAAGTTGCAAAAGAAGCAGGACAAGATGCTGATACTATTGTTGTTGAAAACGTTTTGAAGATGTATTCAAGGCTTCGTATTAGAAATCGTGAATCTGCTACATGGATTATTAATCAGGAATGTTTGCCACAGATTTTCAGTATGGCACTTGTTGTTGGTACTGGTGGTGCTCCTGCTTATATGCCTGCTGGTGGATTGAGTGGAAAACCGTATGACACGTTGCTTGGTCTTCCTATGATAGTTTCTGAAAGTGCAAGCAAACTTGGTGATGTTGGTGATATTATCCTCGCTGATCTTTCTGATTACATTGGAATTGACAAGGGCGGGTTACAGTCTGACAGTTCAATTCATGTACGTTTCGTTTATGATGAGTCATGCTTCAGATTCCGTTACAGATTCAATGGAACTCCGTATACGAATTCTGTTCTTGCATCTAAAGCAAATAGTTCTTTCACTACTTCTCCGTACATTGCTCTTGCTGCACGGTAACTAAATGGGGGTGAATAACCCCCTTAACTGATTTTTAAAGGAGAATTATTATGTCTATGTTTTTCGCTGAAAGTTTCGATTATAAGGGTGCAAACGTATTGCACAGAGCAACAGCAGGAAATGCTACTACTTATGTAGGTTATCTTCCTACTTATGGAGTAAAAACAATCAATATGTTTTGCTGGATGTACTTCGCAAATGCAACAGCAGCAGTTGTAAATGTACAGTATGCTGATGATTCTTCTGGTACGAATGCTACAGCAATTGCTGAAACTGTGAATGTTTGGTTAGAGGGTGTTCAAGGTACTGCTGCTAAAGCTCTTACATTCCCGGCAACATTGACTACATCAGCAAATTACACTGGTGTCATTCAGGTTCCAGCAAACTTGGTTCCTGCTGGTAAGTATATCGGTCTTGCTCTTACTGCCGGTGGAAACTCGAATAACCTGCTGTATGCTATCGCAATTGAAGATACATACTACAAAGGTTAAACAAAGGGCGTAGAAATACGCCCATTTAAGAAAGGTAAAAATATGTCTCAGTTAGATCCTTTGAGAACTTTTGCAAATCTTACTTTTGGTAAAAAAGTAGATAAAACAGCAGAAGAAGTAACAAGTGCTACACCGACTGCTACAGTACAATCACTTTTTACAATTGCAGGTGGTAGAGTTTTAGTTACTGCAATTATTGGTGAAATTACTGTTGCAGCAAGTGGTGCAGTTACTTTGCAACTTAATAGTAATCCGACTACAGGTACATCAGCTGTTCTTGATACTGCACTTACTGCAACATCACTTGAAGCAAGGACAATCATGTCTAATGTTGGTGCTGTTGGTAGTGCATTGTCTGGTGTTTCTGCTGGTGTTGCAATTGGACCTACTATTCCGATTATAGTACCGATTGGAGCAATTGAATTGCTTGCAGTTGGATCGTCAACAACGATTACAACTAAGTGGTCTTTGTTCTATGTCCCGATTGATGAAGGTGCCTACGTAACCGCTGTTAATTGAACTATATAGGTGGCTTGCAAATAATATGCTAGTCACCTTGTAGCTGATTTAGAGCATAAATTATGGGGGTACATTCATATGACTGCATTTGTGGACTGTGGTGCTTTTCGAGGCAAAGCTTTAAATTGGGCTAGAAAACGTTATGGAGACAAGTGCAGCCTGTATGCGTTTGAGTGTAACCCCCGTATCCCTCATAGTTATGGTAAAGACGTAAAAATAATTGAAAAAGCTGTCTGGGTAAGTGACGGCAATTTACGTTTTTACATGAACATCAAAAAGCCCACAATTGAAGGGCATTCAGTCTACAAGAACAAGACTACTGGTAATCTTGATAAAGAGCATCCAGTAATTGTTGAATCAATTGATTTTAGTAATTGGTTGAAAAAAACCTTCAATGAAAAAGACATTGTAATTGTCAAAATGAACATCGAAGGTGCTGAATATGATGTTCTTGAAAAATGTGTTAAAGATGGAACTATGACAATAATCAAAGAACTACATATACAGTGGCACTCTAAAAAAATACCCGGTTTAGAAAACAGACATAGAGAATTGCTTGAGCAACTTAACAAAATAGTCTCTTTAAAGTTGTTCAATGGGTATGGGAATCTGAAAGTTGCATAATGAACGGTTTAATATTTATCGCGTTTGGTCCCGAATATGACAAAATGGCTGCTCATTGTCTTTCATATTCAAGGAACTATACAGACATTTCTATTACTGTCATAACAAATTTGACTGAAAATCAAAGACATGAAAAATGGAACTCAGTAAAGAATATTGAGTTTAGATATATCGACAAGTCACAAGATTCAAACAGGAAAATAAAAACGTCAATTAATGTAATTTCGCCCTATGAAAAAACATTGTACTTAGATTGCGACGTAATAATTCAAAAAGAAGGAATTGAACAAGTATTTGATTTAATAAATGACGATTCAATCCTTTTGAACCTATATGGAAGATGGGATGCAAACAAAAAATTAGCAGGAGTTTATAGAAGGACATTTGTTAATAATTTCGTTTCATTACCTGCAAATATTTATTACGGTGCTTTAGTTGGGTTTAGTAAATCTAATTCTATAAATACGTTTTTTGAAACATGGCATAAATGTTGGGTTGAAGGTGGTTCTGGTAGAGACATGCCTGCTCTTGCTTGTGCTGTAAAAAAAACAAAAATAAAAGTAAATGAGATTTCAAATAAAGACAAGATTTTTTCATGGTTGATTAGAAAAGATTTTATCATACAGCACGAATATGGAACTTATTTGAGAAAACTTGTTGGTTGTGCTGATTTTAAACAATATAAACCGTTTGATAAAAAATGACAAAAGTTGGTGTAATAATTCCGACATGTAATCCTGATAGGCAAATGTTCCTTGATAATCTAATGAACAGGTTGTCGAGACAAACATATAAACCTGATTATGTGGTAAGAATTAATTATCCAAATAATACAGACAAGCCAGATTTGACTAAAAGATACCGTGAAGGTTATGAACTGACAAAGAAAAATGGTTGTGATTTAACAGTCTTTATGGAAGATGATGATTATTATCCATTGACATATTTAGAAGACATGAAAAACGAATGGGAAAAGAATAATAAACCTGATTTACTTGGTAATTGGCCTACACGGTATTACCATATTGGTTTTTGTGGCTTTAGGATTTATGAAAAATTGAAGCATTGTTCAGCACATTGTACGGCTTTAGGTGAAAATGCTGATTTGAATGTTTGTGAAGATACAGCAATATTCGATTTATTCTTATGGGAAAAGAATTTAGAACGATCAGTAAAAATAAACTTGCAAGATAAACATTTCCCGGTTTCTATAAAGCATGGTATTGGAATGACGGCAGGAAGAAAACATGGTGAAAGAAAATATGAACAAGATAGGAATTTTGAAATGTTGAAAAAATGGGTAGATAATCAAGAGTTTTCGTTTTTGATGGACATGAGAAGTTTGATATGAAATGGACGATTGGGATGCCAAGTTTTAATAATTTTACCGAAGTGTACTTTACAGTTCAGTCAATCAGGATGTATCACAATTTAGCAGATTATGAAATAGTGATTATAGATAATTTTGGCGATGATTGTTTAAAACAGTTCTGTCAACAAAGTGGAAATGGAATTCTTAAATACTATAGATACACTGACATTTCAGGTGTTTCTTATGCAAAGAATAAAATATTTGAAGTTGCAAAAGGCGATTATGTTCTTGTAATTGATAGTCATATCTTGATGAAGCCCGGTGTGCTTGATTTTACACCACCGGGAGATGACATGATACAAGGCCCATTACTACGTGCTGATAATGAAAGTTATATGTGTGAATGGTTACCTCAATGGCGTTCAAAAATGTGGGGTATATGGGCACCTGTAAGAAAAGAATTACCAACAGCACCATGGGAAATATGGGCAATGGGTGCTGGTTTCTTTGCTTGTAAAAGAACAAGTTGGCTTGGATTCAATAAAAACTTTAAAGGGTTTGGTGGAGAGACTGGCTACATACAAGAAAAATATAGAAAAGCAGGCAGAAAAGTATGGTGTTATCCAAATATGGTATGGATGCACTTGTTCTATAATCAAGGCAGGAAAATACCTTATAGATTAGATCAGAACGACAGGATAAGAAATTATCTATATGGGTTTGAAGAATTGGGACTTGATACTGAACCGATTTATAAAGAATTCGGGATGAATCTTGTAAAAACTGTAAAAGCGAGTATGCGATGATTTTAAAAAGAATTTCAGGTCCAGCAAGCGAATTAGTAACCGTTGCTGACGTTAAACTTCATACTCATATTGATTATGATGTTGAAGATACATTGATTGAAAACTGGATAAAGGCTGCTCGTATTGCAGCAGAAGATTATCAGGGTAGGGCATATTATACACAAGTTTATGATTTGTATTTTGATTCATTTCCTTGTTCAGTTTTTGAGATTCCAAGACCCCCACTTGTATCAGTTGACAGTTTAAAATATTACGATACTGCAAATACTGAATATGATTTTGATTTGAATGATTTGATTATAGATACGAGTAGTGAACCCGGTAGAATTTCACTTGGATATAGTGTTCAATGGCCGACAGTAACTTTAAGACCGATCAACGGCGTTAAAATACGTTTTACTGCTGGTTATGGTGATGCTGGTGGAACAACTACAACTCCTGATTTTGTGATTACTGCCGTTCCAAGTAGCGTAAAAGATGTAATATACGTTTATTGCGCTTGGAGAAATGAAAATAGAGCTGGTGAGACTGATTTACCAAGACAGTTTTACGATATTTTACGTCCAGACAGGATAGTGCAATGTTAGATAGAACTGGCAAAAAAACACTTGCTACCGAAGCAAGGCATTATGTGCAAATACAACGTGTCGTAAATGAACCAGACAATGAAGGTGGCTATACTGAAAACTGGTTGACAATAAAAACTTGTTGGGCTGCTGTATATCCTATTAGAGCACAGCAACGTTATGAGTATAAATCTTTAGATGTTGAAGCAACTCATTACATAAAGTTCAGAGGTTACATTGATATTGCTGAAGCTGATAGAATCATTTTCGCAAATTCAAGATTACTTGAAGTATTGACTGTTGAAGATATACAAGAGAAGAACTTTACTTTATTTGTGGTTTGTAGAGAAATAATAAAAGCACAGGGTGTTGCAACAGTAGAAGGCGTACCCGGTGTTTATTTCAATGCTGGTTTACCGGGCGTTACTGGCATACAGGGTGCTACAGGTGTACAGGGACAAAAAGGCGATACAGGTGTTTCTTTTGGCTTAGGTGCTACTGGAATACAAGGGCCACAAGGTGATACTGGCGCACAAGGGTTACAAGGCGAAACAGGGTTGCAGGGTATTGCAGGCACAAATGGTACGACAGGCTTACCGGGAATAAATGGTACTGAAGGAAATACAGGCGTACAGGGTGCTACTGGACAACAAGGTACTACAGGTATCCAAGGGCCTCAAGGGCAAACAGGTATTTCAGGTACCAATGGTAACCAAGGTAACACTGGTATACAAGGCGTTACTGGCCCTTTTGGACTTCAAGGTATTACGGGTTTAGTTGGCTCGCAAGGCAACACTGGCTTGCAGGGTAATACTGGATTAAATGGTAGTAATGGTACCCAAGGTAATACGGGCATACAAGGAACTACAGGTTTGCAAGGGATTCAAGGCCAAACAGGTGTCGCTGGCACAAATGGAGCACAGGGAACAACTGGACTTAAAGGTGAAACAGGTGCAGGTATTCAAGGTGCCACAGGGTTACAAGGCCCTCAAGGCGTAACTGGCCCTGCTGGAACAGGTGAAGGTAGTTCTGGTGCAACAGGGTTACAAGGTGTCACAGGCTTACAAGGTGCTACTGGTCTTGCTGGAGCAAATGGAAACCAAGGTTCAACAGGCGTACAGGGTACCCAAGGCCCACAAGGAAATACCGGTTTAGCTGGCACAAATGGCAGTCAAGGAGTCACCGGCTTGCAGGGTAATACAGGAATCCAAGGCATACAAGGTGCTACAGGTTTAAATGGTTCTAATGGCGCTCAGGGTACTACGGGCCTACAGGGGCAAACTGGTGTAGCCGGTACCAATGGAAACCAAGGTACTACCGGTTTACAAGGCCAAACTGGCTCGCAGGGCCTACAAGGTAATACTGGTTTAAATGGAGCTACTGGATTATCAGGCACTAATGGTGCTCAAGGAACAACAGGTGTGCAGGGCACCCAAGGTACTACCGGCTTAAATGGAGCAACGGGCTTACAAGGCTCTCAAGGTAACACTGGTATACAGGGCAATACTGGTTTAGGTACGACTGGAAGTCAAGGTGCAACTGGTTTGCAAGGCATACAAGGAGCAACAGGAGTTGGTGGCGGTGCTGGTGCTGGTAGTACTGGTTTAAATCCAACATATATACC